AACTACCCTGTTGGCTGGTGGGTCATCGGTGGAACCGCGTGGGGTCGTTCATCGGCCGGTCCCTGGTCATCTGCTCGCGCTGCGGGCGGATTGACGCCGAGGATTAAGAAGGAGCTGATACGTGGATCTCATGGCCTTGCTCGGTCTGTGTGTCTTCGTCGCGCTGATCTTCTTCGTCCTGAATCTCCCCACGCGGATCGGCGTGCGGTGATCATTCCGCAGTTTCTCGACGATCAACTCGACGAGGTCGAGGAACGGGAACCGGTTCACTTCCACGCCCCCGACGGCGGCGCCTGGCCGCCGGTCCCCAAGTGGGACCGCGCGCTCTGGTTCAGTTGGCTGTCTCAGCACGCCGACTGGACCACGCCCGCCATCAACCAGTACCTCGACGTCGACCGCTATAAGTACGGCCTCGGGCTCCAGCGTCACAAGGCCGAGCCCTACACGTACTTTTACATGCCCGTGCCGGCCGCCGTGCCGATGCACTCATCCAAAGTCCCAAACCTCTGCTACGGCGGTGCGGTCGGGGGCAGCAAATCGCACAGCACGCGGTTTGACGCGTACCGGCACCTCCTGGCGATTCCGGATTACAACAGCATCCTCATGCGCCGGACCCACGAGGAACTGAAACGCAACCATACCAACCCAGCCCTGAAGGACTGCGCGGCGATCAACGAGTTCTTTCAGGACACGGTCATGGATCTCGTGCCCAGCGAGCACGAACTGCGGTTCCCGCTCACGCGTGGCCTGCTGACGTTTGGTCATTGCCAGAACGTCGGCGATGAAGAGAAATATCTCGGTCCCGAGTACGACGAGTTCCGGCCCGACGAATTGGCCACCTTCGAGAAGCAGCAAATCGTCGGTGTCGCGGGCCGCCTCCGCTCCGTCAAGCACGGAGACTACGGGCAAGTGGCGGCCCGGCTCATTGGCACGACCAATCCAGGCCCGAGCTGGATTCGTCAGATGTTCATCGACAAATCCGTCCCGAAGCACGAAAACCCGCGCTACAAACCCGACCATTACCTGTATATCTCCGCGAAGCTGTACGACAACCCGTACCTCATGGATGAGGACGGCTCTTATACCACATACGAGGACCGGCTGTATGCGTATTCTCCTCAGCGAAGAAAGCAGCTCCTCGACGGCAACTGGGACGCGGTTACAGGGCAGTTTTTCCCAGAATGGTCCAAGGATTTACATGTTGGCGTACTCAACATCCCCTTTGGCTGCAAGATCGAGTGCTGGCTGGACTGGGGATACTCGCCGAATCCAGGTGTCTGCCATTGGGTCGCGGCTTTTCCCAACGGACGCCTCTACGTCTTCGCCGAGTGGGTCTTCAACGGCGAAGGCCGACAGTTGATGGTCGCCGCGAAGGTCGCGGCCCGGATTGCTGAGGTCACGCGGGGCATCCTGAAAGAAACGCACACCCGCTGGAATAAAACGATCGGCGACCCCTCGATGTGGGCGAAGGACGGGCACTCGGGCGAATCCTACGAGGAAACCTTCCGCCGCAACGGCGTGCGGATGCTCAGGGCCGATAACGACCGCGTGCAGGGCTGGGGCCGCTTCCGGCATTGGCTGCAACGTCACCCCGAAGGCGGCGCTTGGTTGATGTATCATCCAGACTGCACGTATGCGATCCGGACCGTCCCCACGCTCGTCCATGACAAGAACGACCCCGACGATTGCGACACGGCCGGCGAAGATCATGCGGCCGACGCCGACCGCTACGGGGTTATGGGTCGACCCTCTCCGACGAAGTACGTCTATCGTCCTGCTCCGTCGATTCCCGATAACATCGCGGCGATGATCGCGGCGCAGAACACGAGCAAGATTCGCCCGTTCGGGAGGCTTCGATGAAGCCCTATTACGATCACGGTGGCCTGACGATTTACCACGGGGATTGCCGGGAGATTCTACCGACTCTCTCTGTGGATCTCGTGGTCACGTCGCCTCCCTACAACATGGGGCTCGTCCCAGGCGGCGGTGGACGAGGGATGTATCGGCCAGGAGCCAATAATAAGGGCGGCCGTTTTCGCGACGGGTACGGCGAGCAGACGACGGACGCTCGGCCGCAGGATGAGTACGACGACTGGCTCCGCGAACGACTAGCCTTGATGTGGGCGGCCACTCGCGTTGGCGTCTTCTTGAACCACCGCCCGCGCGTTGAACACGGGCGCGTGCGGTTGCCGCTTGGTCTTGAGTTCCCGTGTCCGCTACGCCAGATCATTGTTTGGGATCGCGGCACCGGGATCGATGTCAATAAGCGGCACTTCTGCACACGACAGGAATGGATTCTCTTGTTCGCGCACGAGTCGTTTATGTTGGTGGACCACGCCGCGAGTGGGATGGGTGACGTCTGGCGGCTCGGGATGGAGCACGCCGAGACAGGTCATCCGGCTCCGTTTCCGCTCTCGTTGCCGGCGCGGTGCCTCGCCGCGACAGGCGCGCGATCGGTCTGCGACCCATTTCTCGGCTCCGGCACGACGCTCAGGGCCGCGAAGGATGCCGGCGTGCGTGGGATCGGTATCGACATCGAGGAACGCTATTGTGAGATCGCGGCGGGGCGACTCGCGCAGGAAGCGCTCCCATTCGGCGAGACGGTCGAATCAGCGTCAGTCTAAAAACACAACACACCCAACCAGCGACTCGGTTTTGCTGAGGGTGTGTGCCTATGGCGTTTGCGCCCGGCGAGGCGGCGGCTCCCTTCGGCGGGGAGCAAGATCCAGCGGCCGACCTCCAGAAATCGCTGAACACGGTCCCGCTCGACCCGCAGCAGATTTCCGACTGGTGGGCGCGGATTAAAGCGTCCTCGGCGCGCATCGAGCAGCGCGAAACCAAGTGGGACGCGCTCGGCAAGGAGTACGTCCCGGTCGTCAGTGACGGTGCCGGGGCCGAAGACGTCAAGGCCAACTCGCATTTCCGCAACATCCACACCAAGACCGGCCAGCTCTTCGTCCGCTCGCCTAAAGTGATCATGACGCCGAAAGGCCCGGCGCTCGATCAGACCATCACCCTCGATCCGATGACCGGCCAGCAGATCGCGCTCACCGCCGCCGATACCGTGCCGGTGCGCCAGGCCGTCATCAACTACTTCATGAGCCCGGATGAAATCGACGGCGTGCGGCTCATCGATGAATGCCTCTTCGACATGCAGGGCTACTCGGGCATCGCGGCCGTGAAAATCGGCTACCGCTCGGTCTCGCGCACCGTGCAGAAGCCCGTGCTGCAGCCCGATCCGAGCTTCGTGCCGCCCGAGCAGCCGGGGATGCTGGGTCTCTCGCCCACGCCGCCCGCGCCGCAGGTGCCCGTTCTCGATCCGATGACCGGGCAGCCGCAAACCGAGGCCGTGCCGATCATCATCTACGAGCAGTGGTACGCCGAGAAACTGAGCAGCAAAAAACTGCTCCTCGACGAACAACTGCACAGCCCGCACGTCGAAAAGCGCTCGCGGTGGATCGGGTGGAAGAACTTTGTCCCCAAACGCCAAGCGATGCGGCTGTACGGGCTCACCGACGAGGATCTGGGCGCCGGGGCCGAAGAAGACGACCGCATCTTCAGGGACGAGGCCGATCACAGCGCGTCGAGCGCGGCGCTCAAGGATCTGGTCGCCGTCTACGAGATTTTCTACAAGGGCGTGTATTTCACCGACGACGAAGATCACCCCGATGCGATCTATCAGCTCGTCCTGCTCGACAATCTGAAGGAACGCACGATCGTCTCGCGCAAATCGGTCGATCAGACCTTCGACGAGCAAGGGAAGCTCACCTACGACAGCCTCGTCGGCTTTCCGATCAAAGTCGGGTCGCTGCGCGATTTTCTCGACTCCCCGTACGCGATTGCCGATTCGGCCTTCACCAATTCGCTGGCCAAGAACCTCGACGTGCATCTGCAGCAGAACCTGAAGACGCGCGACGCCGCGATCGGGAAGTACATGTACGACACCGACGCCATCGACGCCGAGGATCTGAAAAAGATCAAAGACGGCAGTGTCGGCGAGTTCATCGGCCTCAAGAGCGGCGCGCTCGCGCAGGGGGCCGACAAGGTGTTCGCCACGACCGCCCAGGTCCACCAGACCAACGACGACTGGCGCACCGCCGACACGCTCAAGTCCACGATGAACGAGACGCTCGGGATCAACGAAACGGCCGCAGGCGGCAACCCCGACACCGTGCGCTCGGCCACCGAGATCAAGAGCAGCACGGCGGGGAGCGAAGGCCGCCAGGAGAAGGAACAAGCCCGCGCCATCGAGTTCTACCTCTCGATCGTGCGCGCCGTCGACACGCTCGTCTTCCGCTACGCCACGGGCGAGCGGTACGTGACCGTCGTCGGCGAGGACGGCACGAAGAAGCTGGAGCAGTGGAACAAGAAGCTCGGGGCCGGCTGTTATGCGTATGACATCAAGCCGGATTCGCAATTGCGCAACGACGTGGCCAGGGACCGGCAGCAGAAGATCGCCGCCTACACCGTCATGGCGCCCGACCAGATGGTGAACCGGCCGCCGATGCTGCGCGACATCGCGCGGGATTTCGGCTGGGACCCGAGCCTCATCGTCCTGGCCACGCCGCCCGAGCAGATGATGCAGCCGCCGCACGGCGGCAGCGCCAACAAGCACATGAGTGAACGAAGCGGGGACACTCCGAATGCGCCTGGTGCGGCCGATAGCGGGAGCAACAGGCAGGAGAGGAACCCTAGACCTGGCGGGCCTCCGTGATGCGCTTCCATTGACCTGTGGGCCGATCACCGTGAGTCGCCCGTACATAGTTCCGATGGCAATGTCGGCGAACCTACGCATAGCTGAAATTATATCAATGCCCTTCTACGATTACGCGCACGACTCGGAACTGACCGCCTGTCCACTGCAGATGCCAGACGTGCTGCGGCCGTACGAAAAGCGTGACGAGTTGCTGCTGTGCCCTGACTGCACGCTGCCGCTGCAACGCATCTGGACCGTGAGCAGTCAGAAGCGCAGCGCCGAGGACAACATCCCAGGCGGGCTGTGGCTGGAGAACTACGGCCCCGAGCCAGTGAAAGTGTATTCGCACACCGAGCGCAAGAAACTGCTGAAGGTCGGCGCGGACGGCAACGTGCGCCGCGACAAAATCGCCGAGATGGTGCGGCACGTCTCGGTCCCCGGCACGGACCGCTCCCCGCACACCGTCGATTGGTCGGCGGGGTCGATTGACGCCGTCACGCTGGACAATGCACGCATTCTCGTCTCACGCCCTGCGAGCCAAGACGCAGGCCGCGAGGCATCGCGTGATCCAGAGGACGTCGTCAATGATCCCCGCTCGGCCACGCACCCGCCGTCGTACCTCCGGCTCTTCAACGAGACGCAGGTGATAAGGAAGCCATGAAATTTGACACGTTCCAGCTCGACAACCCGCCTGAGCCCGAGCATCAGGTCGAAGCGATGGACCCGAGGGCGATGACGGTCGTGCGCGGGATGCACCGCGTTGCGCAGCAGCACGACATCGTGCTCGCCTGCGCCCGCTGCCACCAGCCGTTTCAGGGCATGAACTCGCCGCTCGACTCGACGCACTCGATTCTCTGCGGTTGCCGGGAGCTGCGCGCCGAGGCGCCGCAGGCCAAGGCGGTGCTGAACTGAAGAAGCCGCGGGGCAGCGCCGACAAGGGCGGCGCGCGGCAGCCGGTGCCGAACCGGGTCACACTTTCGGCCTCGTGTCAACACTGCCGCAATGATGTCTGGTTCAAAAGGCCGTCGTCTGCTATCGTGTGTTCGTGGTGCGGGGCACCGTATGAGCCGCCCGCACTGATGCCGCCCCGCCCGTAACGCTCCTACCTAGCCAGCTTACCCAGCCTTCGCGAATGGGCCACCCGTCCATCTTCCGAATGCTCTGTGCGAGACAAGAGCGCTGAACACTTATGCCTCCATCTACGGCCGAGAATAGCGCGCCGGCTGCGTCGACGTCTTCGACCGCCGCTCCTGCTGCCAGTCCCGCGTCGACCGCTCCCGCGAGTGCGCCTGCCTCCCCTGCAGGAGCCGCCTCCAGTAGCGCGTCGCCGGAGTCAGCATTAGCGGCGCTCGAACGCGTCGCCGCCGCTAGCGCGGACGTCGCCTCGTCAGCGACGTCGCCCGACGACACAGGCGAGGGAGGTCCCCCCGCATCGACGGAGCCCGCGACAAGTGCTCCTGTGCCGGCGTCCACGCGATCGACCGACGCTCCCGAGAACCGTATCCAGGCCGCCGTGCGGAATGCTCGCGCCGAAGCGCGTGCGGAGATGGAGCAGGAACTGGGGTGGGCGCGCTCGATCGGGCCACGCGAGGAAGTGAACCGGGCCGTCAGTCTGACCCGGCGCCTCTTTGCGAACCCCGAAGCGTTCTTCGAGCAGCTCGGCCAGGAGTTGAATCAAGGCAAGCCCGCACCCGTCGAGGAACTCGTCGATCCGCGGCCGGATCTGCGGTCCGAAGACGGCAAGCTCGCCTATTCACACGAAGCCTCGCTCACCATCGCCCGCAACGCGGCGGAACGGATGCGGCGCGAGCTGCGTCAGGAATTTGAACCCGCCCTCAAGTACGCCCAGACCGGCACCGAACGCGAAGCGGTCCAGCAAATCCGAGCGGAAGCGAATCAGACCGCCTCCGAAGTGCTGGGCGCGGCGCGTCAACTGCCTCACTTCAAAGAGCACGAACAGGAAATCAGTCGTGTGCTGAGCACGATCGATCCGCTCGTGCGCCGCAAGGTGGGGTCGGTCGCCGCGCTCTACATGGCCTACAACAAGGTGCTCGCGGAACAAGTCCTGCCCACGCTCTCGGCCACAACGGAGCGTCAGACGATCGCTGACCTGCAACGCTCGGCCCATGCCGGCGCCAGTGGCCTCGCCGCCGCCCCCGCCCCTCCCAAGCCCGCAGTCGTCCGCGACGGCAACGTCGATGACCTCGCGGCGCTCTTGGAGCGGAAGCACGCGGAAGCGTCAGCGGCGCGCTGACCGGCACGTAAGGACAGCTCATGCCAGTACCGAATGACGGACAGATGATTGCCTCCGCCTGGGAAGACTACGTCAAGCAAGACCCGACCGATCAGATTTTCCCCCGCTTCTGGATGCTCGAAAACATGAAGGAAGGGCAGTCCTTCCGCAAGGGCGCTGGCGATCCCATCACCGGCACCATCGAGTACGCCATCAACACGACCGTCAAGGCGATGTCCGAGCTGGAAACGCTCGACGTCAACCGTGTCGACGTGTTCGACCGCTACGAGGCCGCCTGGAAGTTCGTCGGCGGGCTCATCGTGATGAGCGAGTTCGAGAAGGGCGCGACCGCCGGCAGCGCGGGCAAGTTCCCGCTGCAGGCCGCGAAGATGGAGAACCTGAAACGCTCGATGTTCAACCAGTTGAACACCGACCTGTTCTCGGACGGCACCGGCTTCGGCGGCAAGCAGGCGACGGGCCTGCTGAACCTCGTGCCCGACGATCCGACGCTCGGCACCCGTGAGGGCATCAGCGCGGCGAGCTTCAGCTTCTGGCGCTCGCAGCAGGCGTCCGGCGCACTCAGCGCGACCGCGTTCGACAACCTCAAGGGCGTGCTGCGCTCGATCTACAACCTGTGCAGCAACGGCCCCGGCCAGGAAACCCCTGACTTCGGCGTCACGACCCGCACGGTGTTCGAGGGCTACGAGTCGCTCTCCGTGTCGCTGGAGCGCCTGATTCGCACCGACAGCAATCAGAAACTCGTCAGCGGCTACAAGGGCACGCAGATCGCCTTCAAAGACATCATGCTCGCCTACGACGCCGCCTGCGGGACTGGGCGCTGCTACATCCTCAATCGCCGGAACCTGTTCATCCGCTGGATGCTGTGGATGAAAGCGTTCCCGCCCAACACCCCCGTCAACCAGTTCGTCGACGTCGTGAAGATCCTCACCATCTACAACCTCGTGACGGACAACCCGCGCCGCTTGGGCGTGGCCACTGGCATTACGTAAAAAAAAGGACGAGAACCCATATGCCCGCAACCGCTGCGTGTTCCAACGAAGAGATGATCCCCGTCACCGCTGCGCCTGTCACCTCCTCAGGTGCTCCGGCGCAGATTGACGGCGCCCTCACCGTCACCGTGCAGTCGGGCGACGGCTCCGTCTCGCAGGACGCCGCGTCCCCGCTCACCTTCAATGCCGTCTCGGGCTCCGCCCCTGGCGACACCGTCTATCTCGTCGAGGCCGATGCGGACCTCGGTGCAGGCGTCGTCACGCTGCAGGACACGTTCACGCTGACCGTGACCTCGGCAACGGCGGCGAGCTTCGGGCTCTCGGCCGGGGCCGCGGTGCCCAAGCCGGCGGGTCCCGCGCCGTCAGCCGCGCGCCGGAGGCGGTAATGGCGACGGCCGTCGAAGCGGCGATTGCGGAAATCGACGCGGCGCTGGTCGTGTTCGCGCCGCAGCACGAGGGGCTGCGCGACTTCGCGAGGCTCAACCTGCAGCCGGAGACACTCACGCAGGTCAACGCGCTGATCACGAAGTTCGATCAGCGCGTGGCGGCCCTCACCGCCGCGCGCGTCGGCCTCATCACGCTGATGGATCACGGCCATCCGACGCTGCCGGTCTCCGAGGTCACGGCGCTCGTGCTCGCGGATCTGCAGGCCCAGATGACCACCATCGAAGCCGCGTTGCCGCTGTTCCATGAACAGCCGGTCCTCGCGGGTGCGCTGAACTTGGGGGCGGGTGCGCCCGTTCCCAAGTCGTCGTAAACCAGAAGGAGCGAAGACGCTCCGCTGTGCCCCGCGAGCGCCAGGCGCGGCGGTAGGCACGAAAGGACGATCCCATGAATCTCACACTTGTGCCGAGCGGCGCCTCGGGCGGCGACCACCGCGACCAGTCCACCACGCAGAAGCACCCGCTCGGGACGTTGGCCGTGGGTGGGGACGGCTCCAAGCATCGCTACGCGAAAGCGGGCGCCGTCGCGCTTGTGGCCGGCAACTGCTTGCAGTCACCGGCCATCATCGGCACCACGCACCTCGCCATGACGCCCTCGGCGGCGGCGCTCGGCGCCCAGACCGTGACCTTCACCCTCGGCGCCACGCTCGCCTCAGCCAACCAGTACGCCGAAGGCTGGCTGCAGCTCGACACCACGCCCGGCAACGGCCGGCGGTACCGGATCGCCTCGCATCCGGCGGCGGCCTCTGGCGCCGTGCTGACCGTGACGCTCTACCCGGATGAGACGATCAACGAGGTCGCCATCTCGACCGCCACCCGCGTCGGGCTCGTCCACAACCCGTTCAACGGCGTCCTGCAGATGCCGGTCACGACGGCCACGGGCACGCTCGTCGGCATCGCGAACTGCAACCTCGCGATCGCCAACTTCGGCTGGGTGCAGACGCAGGGCATGGCGGCGCCGCTCATCTCGGGCACGCCCGCGCTCGGCGCCATCGTCATGACCCCCGGCGCCGTGGCCGGCGCGGCCGAAATCATCGTCGCGGCTGGCACCCTGATCGTCGCGCAGGTCGTCGGCAAGATGATGCAGGTCGGCGTCAACCTGAAGAACAACTCCACCTGGCTGATGATCGAATAACTCGTCTTCGAGCCGGGGCGTCGCTGACGTCCCGGCTCCTTTCAAAGGAGTCGAGTATGGCCACCACGATCACCTACGAGAGCTTCGGCCCACGGACGACCGGCAACACCATCAGCAAAGTCACCGGGACGATTTCGCAGTCCGATATGTCGTTCCTCGACATCAGCAACCCGCTCGCGCCGACCGCCACCACCGTCACGGCCGACAAGATTCGCGTCCACACCGTCACCGCCGCCGAGGGCGCGACCGCCGGGATTCCCGGCGGCACCTACGAGAAAAGCAGCGGCGCGATCTACCGGCGCACAGGCGCCTAGAGGAGTCTATGGCTCGACGTCCAGACGGCACGTACTACCGGCGTGGGGAAGGTCCCGCTCCCGAGGACACAAAGGAGTGGACCGCCGAAGAAGTCGCGGCCCTCGCGGCTGAGGCGGGCCTCGGCGCACACGATGCGCCGCCCGCGGAAATCGGCACCGCCCCGAGTGGCGGCGATGAGCTGACCGAAGAGGAGCTGCTCGCGCAGCAGGAGCGATTGGCCGGAGGCCGCGTGATCGGTCCCGATCTGGCGCCGCCCGATCTGATGGAACGCCTCACCTCGGCGCTCGAAAGCCTGAGCAAGCGCGAAGCGGACGCGGGCGCGAACTCGCAGGTCGCCGCCGCGATGGTGCTCCTGGCCGAATCGCTCCAGGGCTTGCGCACCGGGCAGATGCAGGCCGCGCAGCTCACCGCCGACATGCAGCGCCGCGTGACGCGGCCGGAGAACAACTTCCCGCCGAACCTCTCGGCCTACAACCCGCGTGGCGACAAGGATTTTCCGCGGCCCCCGCTCAAGTGCCCGATGCTGATTCCCTGGCCCGTCGAGCAGGAAGCGCACACCCGCGAAGAGATTGAGCTGCTGAATCTGCTGGAAGCCGGCGAGTTCGTCATCACGCGCAGCGACCGCAGCAAGCTCAAGCTGACCGTCGCCATTGCGCGCAAGCTCGACTCCGAGGAACCGAGCCAGCTCAGCGTGAATCACGAGACCGGATTCAACAACGACAACCACAAGCAGTTGCCGCACGACTGGATTCGGCAACTCGTCAGCGCGAATCCGAAAACCAAGGCGGCGGCGGCGAACGTCCTGACGATGGAGGAAGAGATCCTTCTCATCGCCGCCCACAAGCTCAACGACGGGACCGTCGCCGAGCGCTACGTCTCGGTGGGCGAGTAGGCCATGTACGACTTTCCGCAGGTGGAGGCGGGCGCGCGGGAGGCGATCGAAGCCGACGCCGCCCGCGTGAAAGCGGACGCCCTGAACCGCGTCGCGACGAAGGCGAAGGCGGATGCCCTCGACGCCGAGCGCCAGGCGCGCAAGGCGAACCCAGAGCGGTACTACGGCTGGCACCGTGACGGCAAGCCGATCGTCTACGCGCCGCTGCCCGTCACAGTAGAAGGGCCGACCAAGCCCAAGAGCCGGGCGCTGGAGATTGACGGCGTGAATCTGGAGCACGTGTCGACGGATGTGGACGGCGTCTGGATCTACCGCGAGATGTGAATGTGGCGCTACTACCTCGTCCCCGCGTTCAGCGTGACCGAAAACGGCATGACGCGCCGGCAACCGAATTACGTCAAGGGGCGCGTCCTGCCGGCAGGGCTCGATGTGCCGTGGGGCGCAATGGCGTGGGGCAACGATGATCGGTTTCTCCTGGGGGCCGAAGTGAGCGCCGCCGAGCATCTCGTGCTCGCGGCCTCGGCGGGGGTGACGGCGCTGCCGATCGATGACAGCGGGGCGCTCTCGACCGCGGACCAGGCCGCGGTGCGCGCCTTCGCCGATGGCATCGGCCTGCCCTCCAGTTGGATTACGGGCGGCGAGACCGGCAAGAACCTCGCACGTTCGTTCGCGGGCGTGGCGCTCGTGCTCCAACGTTTCAACGGCCGCGCCCGGTTCCCGCTCACCGACAAGCTCGCGCTACAGGTCCGCGCGCTGACCCAGGCCCAGCGCGACCACCTGCTCGAAGTGGCGAACGACCTCGGCCTCAGCCGCGCCGGCATCGACGCGAACTCGACCATCGGCGATCTGGTCATCAGTTGGGGGCGTCAATTTTCGACGCAACAGGTGTTCGTCGGAGGACGGACGCTCTGAGATGGCGATTACCGACACGTTCACCGGCACAAATGGCACGGGGCTCGTCGCCTACTCGGCGCTCTGGGCGTACCTCAACGGCACGACGACCGCCGGGCAGATCCAGAGCAACATGCTCGCCTGCGCGCACGGCGGCGGCGACCAGGGCGCGAAGCGCACCGAGACGACCTTCCCTAACGACCACTATTCGCAGGTCGCGCTCGGCGCCGTGAGCAATCAGGCGGGCGAAGTGATGGGGCCGGCCGTGCGCGGCCAGGCGGCGGCGTCCGAGCAGATGTACGGCATCACCTGGGGCGACGCGGCGGGCGCGAACTACCTCTTCGAGCAGGCCAGCGGAAGCTGGACGCAGATGGGGAGCACCGGCAGCTCGACACAGGACGTCGCCGATGTGATTCGCCTGACGGCCACTGGGACGAGCATCGCGCCGACCATCAACGGCTCGGCCACGGGCACGCCCGGCGCGCAGACCGATGCGACCTACACGACCGGCGCGCCAGGGCTCGTCTGGTACAACAACTTCAACACGCCCTCGGGCCTGCGGCTCGACAGTTTCGAGTGTACGGACGTGACGGGCGGGGCGAGCACGATCCTGCGCCAGATGATGATGCACCACGCATGATTACCTACAACATCCTCGCCGGCAGTGTCGACGTCAGCGTGGTCATCCGCATCATTGACAGTACGGACGGCACGCCCGAGACCGGCGTCGTCTTCAATACCGCCGGCATCGACTTGGAGTATCGGCGCGAACTGGCCGCCACGGTCGACATCACCGAGGCGACGCTCGCGGCGCTGACGACCGCCCACGCGGACGGCGGCTTCCTCCACATCGGCAACGGCTATTACCGCCTCGACCTGCCGGATGCCGCGGTGGCGGCCGGCGTCTCCGGCGTGCTGGTACACGGCACCGTGACCGGCATGGTCGTCATCGGCTGCTACATCAACCTAACGCCGTGGCCCGTGGACATGCGGATGATCCTCGGCACCGTCGTGGCGACCCCCGCGACCGCCGGGATTCTCGACGTCAACGTCAAGAACATCGACAACGATGCGGCCTCCGCCTCTGGCACGGTGACGTTCCCGAACGCCACCCTGGCCAGCACCGTCAACATCACGGCCGGCACCGTCACGACGGCGACCAACGTCACGACGGTAAACGGGCTGGCGGCGAACGTCGTCACCGCCGCCGCGATTGCGGATGGCGCGATTGACGCAGCCACGTTTGCCGCCAACGCCATCACGTCGACCGTGGTCGCCAATGACTTCATCACGGCCGCGAAGCTCCATGCGGACGTGACGACCGAATTGCAGAGCGGGCTGGCGACCGCGGCGGCGCTCGCGACGGTTGATGACTTCGTCGATACCGAAGTGGCCGCGGTGCTCGCGGCCGTGGACACCGAGGTCGCCGCGATTCTCGCGCTCCTCGATGACGCGCGCGGCGAGCCTGCTCAAGGCGCACCGCCAGTGAATCCAGACGCGATGACTAAATTGGACTGGATTTACAAGCTCTTGAGAAATCGGAAGACCAACGATGGGACTACAACGAAGTTTTTTGCGGATGATGGTGTCACGGTCGATCACAAACAGACGACATCTGAGTCTGCTGGAACAGTCTCTAAGGGCGAGATAGTTTCCGGCCCCTAGTGGCTAGCCCACGACACGTATAGGAGCAGTATTGCTGACCCTTGTTGTTCTTCCTATTGCTGTAGTAATTGCCGCAGTGCCTGCACTGCCCGCCTTTCCATGCGTTGCACAGCGGCCCAGTACGTCCAGTGTTGTGAATGCCGCGTGGCACATCCAGAAGTATATGGCAGCGTGATGAGTATCGACACAGACAACGAGAAGCTCGCAATGATGGAGTGGTGCGTTATTTACGAGCCCGGTCTCCCGATCTCGCCCGGCACTCTCGGCCAGGACGACAAGCAGCAGTTGCTCAACGATTTTCCCGGCGTCCTGTGGGCGTCGTCGAGCGGGGTGTTCATCCTCGATCTCAACACGCGTCTCTTCGTCTACCTCTGCACGCTCTATGGTTACGACCCGGCCGACGCCGATCTGACGTCGATGATCTGCCGGTATCTCGACGACCAGACGACCGGCGATTACGACCAGCGCTTCCAGCACCTGATCGACCAGGCGACGCCGTGATCTGGCTGCTCCTGCTCCTCATCGCGGTACAGGTCGGGCAACTCGTGATGCTCGTGAAGCTCTTCGAGTACGTGACGAGCGCGTCAGCGGCCGAGCGACTGCTGGAGCAGCGCGGCGTGGGGCGGGCGATGCTGCAGGCGCGCATCCGGCAGCGACTGCGAGCGACGACATGAGCGCGTATAGCGACAAGGTGCTCGCGGACGGAGCGCTCGGGTATTGGCGCCTCAATGACGCGAGCGGCGACGCCCTTGACAGCTCAGGCGCAGGCCGCACGCTGACCGTGACTGGCACGCCGACCTATCGATCGGTCGGTGCCACCAGCGATGGCGATTCTGGCGTGTTGTTTCCTGGCGGCGGGACCGACGAGTTCGCGCGCAGCGATGCCGCGCTACGTCCTACGGCTGCGGTGACGTTGGAGTTCTGGTACAAGCCGACGGCCTTTCCAACGGTGCAGTATTTGGTGGCGTGCGGGGACACCGGCAATAACGGCTACCGATTCCACAGCGACAACACGGCATTGGTTATCTTCACGGTCGGCAACGGGAGCGCCAACACGGCTCTCGGTGCCGGCACGATGGTGATTGGACGCTGGCACCATCTCGTCGGCACGTACGACGGGACCAACGTCAGGTCGTACTTGAACGGTGCGTTGCTCGCTGGTCCTACAGCGCTCACTGGGCCGATCGGCTACGGCGCGATCGTGCAATTCGTCGTGGGCCAGTACGAGTCCCCCACCGCCGCCAGGCAGACCGCCGGCACGCTCGATGAGGTGGCGGTCTACGGTGCCGCGCTCTCGGCCACGCAAGTCAAGGCGCACTACGAACTCGGCGTCCTGCGCGGCATCAACGAGCACCTGCAGATTTACTTCAAGACCGTGCTCTACCCCGCAGGCACGTCGAACGATCTGACGACGAGCCTCCTGCGCCGCGTGGCCGCGCTGACCGGCGACGTCACGGCGAGAATCAAATCTATCGTGCTGGCTTCTGGGACCAAAAATTAATGCCGCAGCCGATTTGGTGCTGTCAGCGCTCGCTCAAGCGGCCATCCATAACGGAGGCGCTTCCTCAGCCCCTCCACGGACAGTCCGATCGCAGCAGCCCATTCGTGCTGGGTCTTCGTGGTGCCGTGAAGCGTGTATGTCGTCTTGAAGCGATCCATCGGGTGAACGTCGTGATGGCATTGCGTGCAAAGCCACTGAATATTGTCAGTCGAGTTGTGGCGCGGGTCATGGTCCAGATGGTGTCTCTGCAGCGGCTCGGCGAGCCCACATCGCGCACAACGCTCAGGCGGATTCTTGAAAATCCGATGGGCTCGGCAGTAACCAGCGCCCTTGGTGATGTTGTCGCCTTTCCACATCACGTTGTCAGGACCGTACTTGCGGTTCGCGCGCTTCATGCTCCGCAGTTGTCGGCTCCGTATTCCTCGCGACGCCTCTGCTCGCGTTCGCAATATACCGCTGCGTCGCATGTGGTACGTCAGCGTTTGTGGATGAAGTGGTGGCTCCAACTGCGCGGCTGTGTCAGCCAAGCTAAAGCCGAGTGCATAGAGCCTTCTAGCCTCGCGGAGCTGGGCTTTAGTAGTCACGTTTTTCGGCATTTCTTAATGATACCTCGATGAATCTTAGCGCTCTCTTAGACGATTTGTACCGGCGTTTGGGCTACAAAACCGCCCCAGACGCGGCTGTCGTGACTAGGTGTAAAGCCTACATCAACCAGACGCAGCGCGAGATTCTCTCCATGAAGGGGATGAGTTCGCTGCGCCGCGCGATTGTGCCGTTCGACTCCGTGGCGACGATTCCCTACGCCGTGCTGCCGCAGTGCGCGACCCGCATCATCTCCGTCGTGGACCGGACTGGCGCCTATCCCTTGAGTCCGGTCAGCGTCGGCCACATCCAGCAAGCCGACCCGTCGTTCTCGTCGACCTCCGGCACGCCCGGCTACTTCGCGGTCATCAACCTCGCCTCGGCCGTCGCGCGCAACCCGCTCGCCGCCGCGGAACTCTTCGTCAAGAGCGACAGCGCCTCCGACACCAGCACGAAAGAGGTGTTCGTCGAAGGCATCGTGACCGGCGGCTATCCGCGCTCGGCCAGCGTGGCGCTGAACGGGGTGACGGCCGTGTCGCTCGGCGCCACCATCACCACCTGGATTCAGGTCAACAAATTCTATCTGACGCTCGCGGCGGGCGGTGTGTCGACGGCTGCGGGCAACGTGACGCTGCACTCCATCTCCGGCGCAGGCTTGGAACTGAGCCGCATCAGCATCGGCCGCGCGTATCCACGCTACACGCGCATCCAGCTCTGGCCGACGCCCTCGGCGGCCGTGACCTACCACGCCGAGATTGAACTACACATCGAGGACATGGCCGAGAGCAACGACGAGCCGTACCTGCCGGAAGACTTCCACTGGCTGCTTGGCTCGGGGGCGCTCCTCAAGGAGTACCAGCGCAAGGAGCAGCCGGCGATGGTGGCGATTGAGCGGGGCACGTACGAGGACGGGCTCGGCAATCTCAAGCTCTACGTCGCGCGGGCCGTCGGTACGCCGCCTGTGGAGCGGCCCCGGTTCTCGCAGCTCGGGCCGTGGTACTCGGCCGGGTCTTGAAATGGAGTGGATCACCATCACGGATCGACGCGGGGGCCGCAACGGCGTGGCGCACCCGCTGTCGCCCAATTTCCCGACGACGCAGGTCGTCGAGGCCGTCAACATCGAATACAGCCAGAACGCCCAACTCGCGCGCAAGCGGGCTGGCATGAGCGCCGTGGCGCTCACGGGCGGAACCGCCTTCACGACAGGGATCTGGTCGCTGTTCAGGCACGTCCCCGGCGCTGATGAAGGGTCGGCCGAACTCTTTGCGATGGATGGGGTCGGGCTGGTAAAGCGGCTCGCTGGCGGTACGAGTTGGGCCAATGTAACGCTCGACGACGCGCTCGATGGGGCGCCGTGGATCGTCTCGGCCGTCACGTTCAACGGCAAGCTCTACATCGCCTACAACACGGCCGTGGACCGCCTGCACGTCTACGACTCGACACTCGCCAGCCCACGCATCCGGCGCGTCGGCTTCGCGACGCCAGCCATCGCCACTGTCGCGAACACCGGAGCCGGGGCGTACGCAGCCGTCGCACGCTACTACCGGATTCGCTGGTATCAGGCCAGTGCGGCTGGCGGCGGCACGATCACGCGCGTCTCTGAGCCTGGCCCGGCCAGCACCATCTTTACGCCCTCCGGCGCCGGCACGGCGGCCCGCATCACACGCCCGACCGCGGCGGGCGAAGGCGAAACGCACTGGGGCGTTGAGGTCTCGCTCGACGGCACGCTCTGGTACGTGCTCGCGGCGCCGAATGACGACACGCTCTCTGCGGACGGCATCGCCATCGCGACGACCACGTACGACGACTCGGTCGTCACGACCACGTATTCCACCTATCCGCCCACTGATGAACTCGGCACCTACACGCGCATTCCGTCGGTCAAGTACCTGATCACCGACAACAACCGCCTCATCATGGCGGGGTCGTTCGAGAACGGGCTAACGGCCCGCGTCTGGTACACGCCCGTGCTCGGCAGTAGTAATCGCGGCGATGCCGAGCGGCTCAACGACCTCGTCGACATCAACCCGTACAGCGACCTGAACGAGAAGGACGGCGGGGCGATCACGGGGATTGGCGGGCCGCTCCCTGGCGGTGTGATCTTCGCGTTCAAGCTCCGGCAAACCTGGCGCGGGACGCCGACCGGCAACGATGAGGAGCCGTACGTGTGGCGCTGCTTCTCGCGCACGATCGGTTCAGTCAATCATCGATCGATCATACTCGGAGAGGACCACGAAGGGAAGCCGGCGCTGTACTTCTGGTCGCTGGTCGGTCCGTATCGGATCGGCTCGGGCGGAATGGAATACCTCGGCCGCGACATCGAAGACATCACGCTCGGGTATCGCGGCTTCACGCCCATCAACTACACCACCTCAGAGTTGACCTGCCACATGGCGTGGCACGCCGACAAGCACGTCATGTACTGCTACGTCACCACGACCGCGGCCTCACAGCCGGACTTTTACCTGACGCTGGACGTGCGGAACATGATCGGCCGCGATGCGTACGGCGTGCGCGGGGGTTGGGTGCGCCATACGATCCCGAGCGGTGGCTTCCGGATGAACTGCTCGGTGATGTTCTCGGCCGTGCTCGGCGCAACGATGTCGGTCAACCTGAAGCCGTACGTCGGGCGCGGAGACGTCGCGCTCGGAACGTCGCTCGTAATGGCCGACGACGACGCGGTGACAACCGATGTGGGCGAGGCGTTCCAAGGGTACATCGTGACGCCGAATATCGCGCCTGCCGAGAACCTCGGGAGTAATTTCGGTGTGCGTGAGTCTATCCTCTTCGCCGAAGCTCTTTCCGGATTCACCATCACGCAGACCACTATTCGCGACTTTGGTCTTGATACGCAAATCTCCACGGTCCTGTTGACCGCTGAGGCCAGCGAAACCGACGTGATCCGGAAATTCGAGGGCAGCAGCCAGTCTGATATGGGGATCATCCAGATCCAGCTCGGCGACGCCACGGCCCTGTCGGGCAGGTGGTGCCTGAATAGCCTCATGGTGCCGGTCACAACGGAGCGGACCAAGTGAGCCGCCTGATCATCGGTCTGCAGTACGCCGAAGAGCTGTCACAGATCACGCGGCAGGAACTGGAGCAGCTCGTCATCTGTCTGCAGACGCAACTCCCCAAGCTCTTCACCGAGACGCACACGCTCGCGGTCGCGGACCTGACCGATGGCGACAACGTGGCGCTCCTCGATGCGGCGAACGTCTTCACCGGAAACCAGACGATTGCGAAGGCTCGCCCAGCACTGATCCTGAAACACACGGCCGCGACCGCGCTTGGCCGCGTCATGCAG